TCGTTTCAAATCCGCACCGCCACGATCCCCGCCGAATGATCCGCCTGCCAACACCCCGCCGACCACGCCCAACCGCGCCGCCTACAGTGCAACCGCCGACACCAAAACCGCCCTGCGCCAAGTGCCAGCGCCTCCGCGCTGCGCTGCGGTCGGCTGTGCGAGCGGTTGTTCGGCCTGGCTGACCATTTTCGTGGCGTCAGGGAAATGGTCGACCATTTCGAGGATGTGCTCGGGATGGTAGTTCCCGACGAACGGTAGTGCTGACCTGTTGACGTGCATATGCACGATGCGTATAGTTCACCCATGCCGCAGCGCGGCAACCAAGCCGGAGGCACCGGCACCAAAACGCCACCGCAGCGCGGAAGGCGAAGGGGAACGAAATGAGCAGTCCCGAAAAATACACCGTAGCAGTTGGCCGCGATTGCACAATGCAAGGCCACCCAAACCCAGCCGATACCTGCGGCCATAATCACAAATCGCTTGAAGCGGCATACCGCTGCCAAAAAAAACTCAGGAACTGGAGCAGGGATGGCAAAACCTGCTCGGGTAAGTGGTACAACTCTTTCATCTGTGAGGTTACAGAGGATGGTTATCGGCGCATCTGAAACCATCCCAACCGCAGCATGGCCGAAGAGACCGACGCCTGACAAACCCCATCGGTCCCTCGCCGGTGCGAGGGTGCCGGTACTCACCAACACGCCACCGGCAGACCGGGAGGCGCAGGAGAACAAAATGAACCGTGCAGAAATTATCCGGGCACTGAATTCGGTCGGCATCTCAGCAAAAGCCGATAGCTGGAAAGAAACGCTTATCGAAATGCCGGGAGGGGTTTTTTACGACTCTGCTGACTTCCGGCTTACAAACGTCTACTGGCAAGACGCTATTAGAATTGAAGCCCCTGCGCTTGCGTACGACGGTGATGCCGAGTTCAACACGGTTTTATGGCCGCTCTAATGGCGAGTGAACCAAAAACAACAACAGAGCGCAGCGCGGCCCGTTTCCGGCGCGCTGCCCGCGTGTTGCCGCCGATCACTCTGGATGCAGAGCACGACACGATGCTGCGCAGCGTGATCGAGCCGACTGGCGAGGCCGTTACTGAGTGGGTCAGGCGTATGATCCGCGAGCAGTTTGCGGCGCTTGACCGAGATTTGACCAGCAACCGCTGAAAGCCTTGCAATTGCTGGTTGTTTTGGTGCCCAAGAGAGGCACAACAGGCGTGCATTGCTTTCATTGGCTAATGCGCTGGAATCGTTGCGTCGCTTGGCATTGCTTCGGTCATCCTTGCGGATCCTGTCTTGTGATTGTCGGTGCTGTTGTTGAGATAGACACCTAAAAAGGTGTCTATTGCGCGTTATGCCCCATGCTCACGTCGCACGGAACCTCGTTGCCCCATGTGTGCCAGTCGCCACGCTTGCGGCGTGCGAAAAGCTCCAATCGAGGGCCGTGGCTTACCGCCTCGATCAGTTCGTAACTCGCATCCGGTTTCTCGCTGTGCCGCTTCGGGTCGCCGGTCTGAAACACGTTCGGCCGGTAGCGCGCCAGCGGAAACCGGCATTTCTGTCGGTAGCCGAAAAGCATCGTCTGCGACCGATGCACAAACCAATTCCCCATGCCGGTCGGCTTCACCCAATGCACCGGGGCTAGGTACTTGAAACCCCACGCCCTCATCACCCTGAATCCATCTTCCAGGTGCTGGTTCGTTGTCCAAAGCCACAGGTGGCAGTCTTCTGCCGCAAAGTCGGCTACCGGCAAGGCGCAAATCTCCTCAAGCGTCATGGTCGGGTACGGCAAGGCTTCTGGCTTCGTGCCTTCCTTGGCGCGCTTCCGTTGCCCAGCCATCGCCAGCGCCCAGGGCGGGTCTGCCAAGATGCACCCGTATTGGCCGTGTGGCATAACACGGCGGTCAACGCGGACGCCTGCCGGCGATAAAGCCGCCGTCATGCGCCGGTTACCTCAGCGTTATGCGTCTTGGCGGCCTTCCAAGCGGCAGCCCAGATTGCCGTTTCATCTCGCCAATCCCGGTCAAACCACGATTGCCCGTAGTAATTCTCAAAAGCGGTCATCATTCCGGGCCACGGTAGCTGGTCTTCGTTTATTGCCCACTGGATTCGGCGCTCTTTGTCTGCGTCGGTTTCGCCGTCAAACAGTCCGTCGTAGTGCGGGTTTGCGCCGCCGTCCGTGTAACCTTGTTCGTGTTTCATTTCTTTCTCCTAAGTCAAAATCCGCATAACACAGCGCTCGTTCGGACCTGCGCGAAAAGCCGCGCAGGCCGCACAGCTAAGCGTTAGGCAACTCGTGCGCTGCATCGAAGTCCGCGTCGGTCATGTCTCGCAGGCGCTTGGTCGCCGTCTCGCCAGAGCCGACTTGCGCCGTGTTTTCGGTGCAGTTGTCGCAGTTCATATTTCGGCCTTCCTCCACTGCGAGGGCAAGCCCCCAGCACAACATGATGCTTTCGTGTGCCTCCATCGTCTGGTATGCACAGCACTTAGGTATCGCCGCCTCGTACTGCTCTCTTGTTATTCCCATTTCAACCTCCGTTGCCTAACCCGGCAGTCCAGCGGACGCCGTTCCGGCGACGCTGACTTCTGCGTTATGCAGCACCAATTCACCCGCGCCGAAAGCCGTAATCCTTACAATTCATTCAAGCCGACGCCTACGGCGCGGCTTAATTCAGGCGTTAGGTGGCAAATCGGCACATGCGTTGCACAACACGCCGACCATTCGCACCTCCTGCCCGCTGCGCGTCCTGCCGGTGTATTCGGCAGTCTGGCCACTCAATTCCTGCGGCGTTCTCCAAAGTCCGCACTTGCCGCACTGCGACTGCTTGATGCCTGCCTTCCGCTGCACCTCTGCCCATTCGTGCCAAGCTAGGTATCCCTCGGGTGGCAGATCGCCCGGCTTGTAGGTTTCCTGCTCCAAAATGCACGCCACTTTCATTTTTCGCCTCCCGCCCCTAACCCGGCGCTCGTTAGGACTCCCATCGCATTCGCCATCGGCCCTGCGCCCTGGCACTCGCGAGTTTCTGCGCCGGGGTGCCCCGACGCGCCAAGGCGCAGGGCGGATGTGCCCGCATCACCGCCGCGTTATGCACCATTGTTCTGCGCCATGCGTTTTTCATGCAGTTCCAAAATGCGCTTCATATCACCAGCCAGCCGCAGTGCGTGGCACGACGAGCACACCCTATTGATGAGCCGCCCCATTCGTTCCCTGTCCGGTACGGTTGCTGGCTTCTCTCCGCAAATCTCACACATCTTTTTTGCAACGTTCAATCTCTTATGTGTCTATTGCGCGTTAGGGCGCATCACGCACGTCTAGGTGGCCGTGCCGTTGCGTGCCAAGGTCAATTCCAAGCGCATTGGCAATGCCAATGATGTAGGCCTCAGCAAACTCCGCGTCACCCATTACAACTTCGCCCTTGTGCGGCTCAAGCGGCAGGCCGGCCAAGGTGCGAATGTGCCTGATCGCACACTTCATATTCAGCGCGGCCATTTCGTAGGAATCGCCGTTCACAACAAAGCTTTTCGTTGGCGCGTGGTACTTCATATTTCCTCCGTTGGGGCATGCGCCCTAACCATTCGTTGCATGCGAAGCCGCTTCGCGGCCAGCATCAAAACGGAATGTCGTCTTCCGGGAAGTCGCTGCCAGCGGCGCTCGGCTGCGATTGTTGCAGCTCGTTTATTGTCCGTTTACGCTGCTCAGATTCGCGACGCTCTCCGTCCTGCTTGCTGCCTTGCAGGGTTACGTCTGAAACACGCATCGTCATGTAGGCTTTGCCTTCGTGGACCCGCACGCCAGCCTGACCGCTAACTGCGACTTTAGAGCCTTTGCTGATGTACGGCTCAAGCGACTCCGCTCGCTTGCCCCACAGTGAGCAATCGACCCAAAGCGTGACGTTCTTCTGACCTTTTCGCTCGGTAACGCCGACCGAGAAGTTCAGAACGGGATCGCCCTGCGGCGTGTGGCGCAGAACCGCGTCCTTACCGACATTCCCGGATATCGTCCAGTTATTCATTCGGCTACCCTGTATTTCGCAACAATTCGATCAACGTCGGTGACGAACTCAGACACGGCCACCGACAGACGCGCGATATAGTCAACGTCGCGAGTCACGCGTTTGATGAAGATCGGCAGACCGGGCCAGTAGCTCACGAAGTCGCACCATTCACGCCCGCTCACCCAAAGCTGCCCCTGAATCTGCGCCA